TTCATATCGAACATTAAGCAATACATCCAGGATCGCAATATTAGCGTATGGAGATTTTGCAAGGAAATTAACTTCACAAATCCCGATAAAATGAAAAACTACCTTAACGGCAAGGTAGGAATTAACGGAAAAACAGTATTTAATATCATGAATCTAATTTACAAATGAAATTGTTAATAAATATATTTGACAATTGCAAGCATTTTACATTTATTTTTATAGTATATTTGCTTAATGACAACCAAGTCGATTGAAAAATATTACAGATATGCAGAATTCCTTGCTGGCGAGAACGGCAAGGATTTGCTGCATCATGTATATTTGGAGCTGCCGGAAGATTTGAGTTATATAAAGAATCCGGATACTTACATTCAAAAGTGTTTGTTTCATGCTTACTACGGAAAGACTAGTAGTTATAATAAACTACATAATTTACTAGTTAGTGAACTGACTGACGATATAGAACAAACATACGAAGAGCCTTGTTTATTTGATTCTCAACTATTACATAAGATTTTACTACAACTAGAGATTGAAGGATATACAACGGAAGTTAGAGTTTATAAAGATTGTGCGTTCAATAGCTCAATGTATGTTTTATCAAAGAAATCAAAGGTTAATCGTCAAACAATTACAAAAATTTGTAAATTTATTGAAAACGAAATAAGAATAAGATATGAAAGATTGGATAGTATTTGATTTTAGTTTAGCTTTATTAGGGTGGTTTGTAGCATTCTTAATTCATCAAGAATACAATTTACCATATCGTATTAAAAAGCTCTTTAAAATCGTTCCTACAGAGTATATTAAGGTAATAGATTGTTTCCCTTGCTTTGCATTTTGGGTAACATTATTGATAACAGCACAACCAATAACAGCAATAGCAGTTTATGCCTTTGCAATAACAACAGAAAGAAGATGATATTAGGGAAAGAAGCTCAAGTAAGTCTAGATTTTATAATGCCAAAAATCAAAATTAATGGTTTTGACTATTACGGCAATGAATTTGACCATTTGGCACACGTTTATTTTGAAATTACTTTACTTGCAACGGGTAAAGGAAAGATATTGTCTAAAGGATGTCAAGGTTGCATACCTGGTGCAGTTCATATTGTCAATAATTACCTTCGACAATTGCCAACCGAAGCAACAAATGAAACGTTTGAAGAGTTAAGCCTTCCTGAGTTAAGGAAATTACATCCAACAATTAAGGCAACGAGTCGTAAATCATTTATAAGTAAAATTAAGTAATGGCAAATAAACACCGTGATATTGATATTGATACACTTAAGCAGTATTCACTTGAGTATTGCGATGAATGTATTGATAATACAAATGAAGTAGCAACTTCTAGCGGTAAGATATTAGATATTAAACAACGGCATCTTCCAACGATTCGATATTTTCTATTGCATTGGATTAGAAGAACGCATCCTGATTTTTATATGATTAAGAAGTCACAATTTTATGAAGCGTTTAAAGATGAAAACCATCCATTATCGGACTCTATAAAAGAAATAGATAATGACTTTAAATCTTTAGCGACTGATATAGTAGCGAATGAAGGCAAGGGAATATTCTACGCTAAGAATGCGCTAGGAATGCATGACCGCCAACAAATCGAAAGTAAACACGTAGATAAGTTTGAGTTCGACAATTAAAGGATATAAGCCACATCCTAAGCAATTGGTAATACATCAAAGTATAAACAACGATACTGCGAAATATTACGTACTGAATATCGGTAGGCAGTTCGGTAAGACTATGCTTTGTATTAATCAGCAGTTGTACTGGGCTATAAATGATAAAGGTTGCATGATTGGATGGGTAAGTCCTATTTATAAGCAATCAAAGAAGGTATATACTGAACTAAAGAAGTCAACTATATCGAGTGGTTTATTTACTTATAACGATACGGAACTAATAGTTAAGGGATTTGGTTCACAAATTCAATTCTTTTCTGCTGAACGAAGCGACGGTATACGTGGTAATACATTCGACTATTTGATTTGTGATGAGTTCGATTTCATGAAGGCAAATACTTGGGAAGAAGTATTGCAACCTACGGTATTAGTTAAGGGTAAGAAAGTGGTGTTTATCTCAACACCAAGGGGTAAACGAATGATGTATAAACTATCTTTATTAAGGCACCAGGACGAACGATACAAATACTTTCAATTCTCTTCGTATGACAATCCAATGATTGACCCGCGCGAGATTGACTCTATTCGGCAAACTGTTCCGGATCATGTATTTCGTCAGGAATATTTAGCTGAGTTTTTAGATGGTGCAACGGGTTTATTTAGGAACGTTCGGGAGTCAATTGGAACAGCTGTAAATACCGGCAAGATATTCGGAGGTTTGGATATTGGACGCGCGGATGATTACACTGTTTTAACAATAGGCACAAAAGATGGTGGCGTATTCTTTATTGAACGTTACCGGCAGGACGAATGGACGAATATAATTAATAAGGTAGCTAAACGAATAAAAGAGTTCAACGCGCTTACTTACGTTGAGGTAAACAACCAAGGCGACGTATTCTATGAAATGCTCAAGAAATTAACGGGTAACTTAATAGAGCCATATACGACTAGCTCTAAAACCAAACCGATTATGATTGAAGACCTTGCTGTCTCGTTTGAACAAATGGAGTTAACAATACCAAATGAAGAGTATCTAATAGACGAACTAGAAGCGTTTACATATATATTCGACCTAAAGACTAGGCACGTAAAATACTCTGCACCGGAAGGCATACACGATGACAGCGTTATTTCATTATCTTTATACAACCAAGCTAGAAAACATTTATCTAAAAAAGGAAAATACTTTGCATAATATGGAAATTAAACTACCCAACAAAACAAATGATTTACGAATAGAGCATTTTACTGCACTACAAAATCCGTATTTCTTAACTGAAAACAAACTTGATATAATGGATCAACTAGAATTTATCCATTTGTTTACTAATATATCGAGACCAAAACTAAAACGAATTAACGCAACTGATATAGCGAAAATGTTTAGCCACATAGTTAGGTTATATTCCGGAATCAAAGTAAATAAACCACCCAAAGAAATAACGTTAAATGGAATAAAGTTTGAGTTAATCAACGCTGAAAAGGTAGGTGTTGGATGGCACGCGGATTTCAGTAAAGGAGATATGAAAAAGGATCCGGTTTATTTCGGTTGTTAAATCTGTTATTTTCATATCGTTAAACTTGTCTTCCTAAAGTAGTTTGAAATGCTTGTATAGCAGTAGTAAAGTTAGCCACTTCTGTATCTGTTAAGCCGTCACCGATTGATGAAAAAGCCAAATTATCAGAAGAATAATATTCAGACGCAGAAACATTATTCATGGCTAATATATAAAAATTCACATTGCTTGTTCCTGATGATGCTGTTTTTGTTACAGGTGTATCATTATTTTGATAATACTTAAAATTAGAAGAGTTTGTCCTTGACATACAAACAAATCCTTTGACTGGGTAGTTTAATGTATGACCAACCTGCCCTGCTCCTAATGTGGAGTAATTTACTGAATTATTATAATTTAATATAAATCTTGAAAATGCTGCACCACCATAAACTCCCATTTGCACAGTATTAGATGTTGTTACGTTATTTCTTACATATAATGATATATTTTTACTATTTAACGCAAGTGTAGATTGTTCATTTAAAAATGTATTTACATATCCATTAGTGCCGTTCCCTGTGATTCCGTTTTGATTGTGTGTAATTCCTCCAAAAAACGTAAGTCTAAATGCGCTATCACTATCAATCGGATTACGAAGATTGAATTTATGCTGAGCTGCCGTTCCTCCACAAAATGGATATAGAGCTTTCATTTTAGACCATATTCCGTAACCTTTTAAATCAGTTACTAAAGTATTAATTGCGCTCTTTTGTGTAGCATCTGTAATTGCTGCAGCTGCTATAAATGCATTTGCGTCTGCATCTCCCGCAGCGGCTACACTTATTGCATTAGAACTTTTAGAAAGCGAACCACCCGCATTTGTAGCTGTAACAGTACAAGTAATGGACGTTGAACCATCCGCAGTTACTAAAGTATACGTGTTGAATGTAGCTCCTAAAATTACGCTTCCATTTCTATTCCATTGGTAAGTATATGTAATAGGAAGAGTGCCACTCCAGGTCCCGTTAGTCGTAGATAAAGTTTGACCTATTACACCACTACCCGAAATGACCGGAGACGCAACACTCGATGGTGGAATTGCAGCATCGGAGAATGGATTAGATACGAATGGACTATTTAGATATCCGTACAGCATAACTAGAAGTTTTCGCCAATCAAAATAATTGAAACACTACCGGATGCCAATTTAACACCTGAAAACTTACCGCCTCCAATTGGTCGAAAGATTGCACCGGCTTTAATTGCTATTGCTGTGTTGGTAATATAATCGGATTTCTTATCCACTCCAGCAACCTTAATAGATGTGAAAATAGTATCTTCTAAAACTACTATTCCGCAGCTATCCTGAGTTAATTCTGTTGTATTGTTGACTACCTTAGTACCCAACTGTCCCGCCATTACTTGTAAATTGTTCATTGTTTTATATTTTTTAGATTTATAATTGACTTGCTCCTATCTATTAGAGAGTTTTTTCTTTGCATTGTACACTAAAAATTTACATTTATGCGAATAAGAGTAAATATTTAACATTGTTACCTTATTCCAATCCCCTTGAAAGAACTCCTTAGCTATCACATCGAAGCCTTCCTCCCAAGCAAATTTAGAGGGCTTAACATCTTTTCTATTGTCTTTCTTGCTCTCGCTTTCTGGACTGATATTAGCATTGATTGTTTTATTTTGGTCAAGAAAAAAG